CCAAAATCGCTCAATGTCATTTTTCGCCATGATACTTGACGCTCGTGTGTTTCGGCTTCTTGGCGAAGTCGCTCAACTGCTTCTCACTCATTCCCGTTTCAGTCTTTTTGCCCGCACGTTTCCGGCCAAGTTCGGCGCCCATAAAGCGACGCTGCTTTTCCGACACGGCGGGCACGGTGCTACTTCTTGCCTTTCTTCTTGGGCATCTCTTTCTTTTTTGCCACGGTATTACCTCCCGTTAATCTTTTCCGCCGCCAAAGAGGCGGTAGTTTTGCGGCGCCCGCAGCGTGCTCTTGCCGAATCCAGTCGTTTCCTTTTTCTGGAACTGGCCCGGAGTAACGCGACCCGACGCCGCCATGCTGCCCGGCGCTTCGCCGATTTCGTGCATGGCGTTGCTCGACACGTAGGTCGGCTCGGTGCGCTCTTCGCCCATGCCGCCCTGGTAATTGGCTCCGACCTCGGGGCCGGCAAAGTCGCCGAACATCGCGCTCTTGCCACCAGTGACCATCTCGACGCTCGTGCGAAAGCCTGCACGATCGCGAGTCCACTGGTCGAAATTCATTCCAAGCTCAAGATCGACCTCGGGGGTCGTCTGAGTGCCGTCCATGCTCGGGCCGCTTTTCTGTGCCATCTTCTTCGTGCTCCTGCTATCTCACGCGGTCCGGTGGGCCGGTGAAGGTTCCAGTTGCGTTGCCAGTCGTGATTCGCATCGAGCGCTGCACGCGCCGGTCACTGTTTTCTTTCTCCGCCAGATACTCGCGTTCCTCTCGCTGCCGTCGCATTCTGCGGTCGCGCATCTCGGCTTCGGTCGGTACGTGATCAAATGCGATCTCCTCGAACTTCATCGGCGGACTCGGCAGATAGCCGTCCTCGCGGTCGGCGCGCACCGGCGATATTACGCGGTCAAGCGCCATCTCGGACGGCAAGCCGCGCCGCGTGTAGCCCTGCGCCGACTGCCCATCGGGAAAATACTCGCCACTAAAAATCGGATCGTCTGGGCTGCCCGTCGGCACTCCGCAAACATTCCCGTAATACTTTGCGTTTTGGGGCATCGCGATTTCGCCTCTTACGGTTTCGCCGCCAACCCAGATGCTTGGAGGTCCGGCAGCGCCTTCGGCGGCACCATCGACGGTGACTTCATTTCTCCGACTTTCATCCCCGCCGCTTTGTGCGCCATGTCAGCCTTCACCTTCGCGGCACGCGCCGCTTCGGTCTTTGCGCCCAGATCGGCTTCGGCCTTGATTACGGCATCGGCACAATCCTTGGCGTCAATCCTGAGCTTCGAGAGTTCCGCGGCGGACGCACTGGCGGCTTCGGCATCGACAACCTTCTTGTTCGCCAAATCCGAGTTTTCGTGCGCTGTCTTCGCGACGCCTTCGGCTGTCTCTCGTTCGCCCTCAGTCTTGACCACAGCCTGATCGGCAGCGTCGGCCTCGCCCTTGAGCTTCGCGGCTTCCGCGTCGGCGAGCACTTTCAACTTGGCGTCCTCGATCGCGCGCATCTGCGGCGATGACGGCAACGGCTTCTCATTCGGCAGCGGTCGATAGTCGGGATGGACGCCCTGGAAAAACTCCAGCGCCTTTGCGATTCGCTCGGCGGCTTCCGCCAATCTCTGTTCTGAACTCGGCATGGTCGCCTCCTAGCTCTGAATCACTACGCTGTTGGTGTGGTACTTGACCCAACCCTTAATCAGGGCCGGAGTGCTCGTCGCCAAGGTCGTAGCCGAAGTGGTTACGGTCAGGCACAGGTCATACAGCCCGGAGTTCGGATAGGTCGCCACGTTCCCGGCCGTATTGCCGCCCGGCATATTCGTGATCATCAGCGGCAGCGCGCCGGGGTTGAACGTGACCGGCAGAACCAGCGGCGTAGATGCGCTGGTCCACAATCCCGCTTGTGGGGAAAGCCGGTATCCCTTCGCGGTTGAAAATACCGTGCTCGGCGTGATCAACGTCGCAAAATAGCCAGCGGCCGCCATGCTGGTCGATCCGGTATCCAACGATGAAGTCGCCGCACCGGTAGTTGTCGAGGTCAGCAACAGGCCGAGTTCCAAAACGAGCGCTGCTGGACTGGCCGTATCAGTGCCACCAAAATCGATGAAATAATCATCGACCGTGATGCCGTAGCCCTGACCTGGCAATGTGCAAAGCGCGATGACATCGGGGCCAGTGGATGCGAGCGAAGTGATGTTGGAGATGCCGTTGGTGCTGCCGCCAGCAGCATTGACCACCGCGCAAAACTCGCGGCAGACTATCGTGTTGCCTTCCTGCAACTGCGGCGGCGTGTTGTTGTAATCAGCGGCGAACCAGTATTTAGCTGCCATTGTTCGTGATCTCCCTTAAGCGCCGGTGCTCGAAGCGTAGGAATATAGGCCTATATCGGCATAGTCGGCACCGTAAAAGATGGTCCGCTCGAAGCCGTAAATCATGGTGAGCGTGACTCGCAGGTCGTTACCGGCGTCCAGCAACTCCTCGTACCAGTTGACGCGCATCGGCTCGCCGTCCACCACGTCCACCGCGCCGAAGGCCACCGCCAACGACTGCGCGCCCAAGAAGATGCCGTAAGCGACGTTGGTAGTGCCGTTGGCCGGAGCACCCAAGGCACCGGGGCTTGCCACGTTCTGCTGCGTGATCGCGTTGAACCAGAGATTTTGCGTTGAATCGCCCCACGGCACGTGCGCGTCTTCGTGCAGCGGCACGTTGTTGTGGATGCCGAGCGCGCCCACGAAGATCGGGTTGCCGGTGGCGATACCGCCTTGGAGCAGCGAGGAGAACACGTCCCCCCACTGACCCTTGTCGAAATTGTTGCGGAGATCGCGGGCCTGGTAAGTGTGAATGAACGCCATCCCGTTGACTTCGATGCCCTTGATGACCACCGGCTTGATCGGAAACGGCAGCGCACGAGACATCGCGACTGCCTGATTGATCATCGAGAGATCGAATCTGGCCGCCGGGGTCAGGCTGAGATTGGCGATAGAACTGACGTTGCCCGCAAGAATCAAATGGTTCGCGTCGATCGCGGTGACGGCGTTCATGCCGGTCGCGCGCACATCGGTTTGGCCCGTGTTCCCCGCCGCTTGGTTAAGCGCCGCATAGCCCCAGATTTCCTTGATCCAGTTCGACGCAATCGCGTAGATCGCATCGCGCGCGGACCACGGTGCCCGCTGCTGGCTCATGCGACCGGACCACAGGATCGGTAAGCGGTGCTGGTTGATCGTCACCACCTGCGACGTGTACTTGATCGGCACTTCCTGATTGGTTACCGGTGCATCGCCCAACACGCCGAGCGAGGCGATATTCGGCAACAGGTCGAACCGGACGTTATCGCCAGGGCCGTGTAAAGGCTCGTCAAAATACTGGGCGAAGTTCGTCATATCGCGAGGGTTGAGACTCGCCGACATGAGCTTCACGAGGACCGGGGATTTGGTGGGTTGCGCAAAAAAGCGCTGTGAATAGATTTGGACGGCGATAGGATCATTGGCAACTACCTGAGTTAACGTGGCACTATACCTCCTGACGTAGCGTCAATTAGCCCACTTAACCTGAAGTGTCGCCGGATGTTCGATGCCTTATTGGCTTGTGAACATCCTTGGGGCCGAAGCCCTCAAAGGCCGCATCGCATTTTTCCTGGGAGCGATGAGGAACCCGCTGTAGTTAATCAGAAACACGTTTTATTATTCGCGCGCAAGTGCCATAATAATGAAGTGCTTGATTTGCACCCATATATTTGCTATGCATAAAAGGGATGATATGGAAATCCAACAGAGGCTTCAAATGCGAGCGATATGCGGGCACGAATGGCGACCCCGAAACCCCAACGAAATCCCCGCTCAATGCGCCAATCCCGACTGTCGATCTCCCTACTGGAATCGACCACGCAAACGAGGAATGGCGACCAATACCGGACTGGCCCTACGAGGTGTCAAACCACGGAAGGGTAAGGCGGGCGCGTGATGGAAAGATCGTAAATCAATGCCCGCCTGTGGCGGGCTTGCCAGCGGGTGACAGTCGCACCAAGGAGAGTTTATTATGAACCGCTCCTTGGAGGGGCGGGGAACACTCGCCGCGGGATACAGAATGATCGAGTCGTTTTCTTTGTCGGGATTTCGTTGCTTCAAGCAACTGAAGCTAAAAGACCTTCGGCGAATCAATATCGTTGTCGGAGACAATGGAGTTGGCAAAACAGCATTAGGGGAGGCGCTTTATCTTACCACCGCGTCATCGCCAGCAGGCGCGTGGTGGGTGAGGTTTACTAGGGGGAGAATCTTTCCCCAGTCACCTCAACCATTTGTTTGGAACCGCGAATTCTTTCAATTGTTTTGGCGTGACCTTTTCTATAATTTCGACGATAACGTTCCAATTACCGCGTCGTTAGTTGACTCATTTAAGGGCAAGTATTCTCTCAGGGTTTTTTACGATCTACGCCGTTCCGTCCCAATGCCTGTAGCGACAAACGTTCCGACATCACCTATCGCACCATTGGTGTTTGAGCGTACCACTCCACAAAAGAAAAAAACCTATACAAGTGTCGCACTTGACGAAAAGGGTCAGCCTCAGTTTAGTGGCAATCCTGAATTAATACCTCTGACTGCCATAATCCCTTCCACAATTTCCTCGAATCAGACGGATATGGTCAATTGGTATTCGACTCTCAGTAAAGAAAATAAAGAAGGCCCTGTGGTAAGTGCTTTAACCTCGCTCTTCGAACAAATTGAGGACGTATCACTGGAACTAGATGCAAGCTTACCCAGTCTATTTGTCAGCACAAAAGCGGTTGCGCAAAAACAACCGCTAGCCATCGTTTCTGCCGGTATTGGAAGAACTTTTTATACCTTGCTGGGCATCGCAAGCGCGCCGCGTGGAATAGTCTTAGTCGATGAAATAGAAAACGGCATCCATTATAGCCGTATGTCTTCAATTTGGGCGACGCTTTTAAAATCTTGTGAAGATAACGAAACTCAGCTTTTCGCCGCAACGCACAGTTTCGAATGTCTTCAGGCACTTCTGCCCGTTGTGGAGAAATATAATCACTTGGTATCTCTGATTCGTTTAGAGATAGACGATAAGGGCAATCATATCGCAAAGCAATTCTGGGGGAGAGAGTTGGAGGCGGCACTTCGTAGCCAAGGCGAGATCAGGTAGTGAAAAGCGCTTCCAACATTCCTACGACCGGCTCCGTCCACACTTCCCTCGCGAGTACGAGTCGATGCTGGAATCGCGGCTCGAGCAGGTCGAGATGGAGCGCGACCTTTACAAAACGCAAGTCGAGTGGATGAAGGAGCATCACTTCGAGAGCATCGAAAATTTTCTGGCGGGGATGCCGTGGCGGTTCCCCGACGACTAGAATCCATTTTGCTCAGTTTTGCCGTGGAACATGCCTTTCTTCCACGCATCCCACGCATCAAGGTTGCACGGATAGCAGAACGGCCCAAAGCCCCGCAGCAACCACCCAAGGCTATTCCCTTGCGGCGTGAGGCCGTGCTTTTTAGCCAGCGACTCGTGACAATGCTGACACCTCTGCTGCGGCCCCCAGCGAGCCATTCCCGTGCGCTGCTGCGACACCATGCGCTCGGTCTGCGCATAGCCGCCAGGCTGCCATGGGAGCGGACGTTCGGGATCGAAGTTAGCTGGGGTCGGCATCTTAGTGCCTGATCACGCCATCGAGC